TTAGCTTCCTGTACAGCATGTATGTGGGTCCAAACATTGTGAGCCATTTGCAGAGTATAACTAAAACTATCCCAACTAGTTTTACCTTCTTTGCCTATTTTATTTAGATCACCGGGATTGTAATGACATATATCGTTGATCTGTAATCTTTTACTAATAGGACTTTCTAAGAACGTATCAAAAATTTTGTCTTGTAAAACTACATCTCGGAATGGTCGTGTATCTGTGGCATATTTTTTATTATCCACGCTGGACTGCATTTGATAACTCCACTTAGCTCGATCTGGAGTAACTACGTCATAATAAATTTGACCGTTAGCAGTTGCAAGGAAAGGGCTCGCACAATCAAAACTAATAGTAAAGTTTTCGTTATGATATTTACGAACAGCTCGTTGTACATCAGTTAACAAAGTAGCCCATTCTAGTTTGCTTGTACCTAGAAAGTGCATCCAGTCGTGCCGTCCTGGTTCAAGCAGACCATCAAATCGTAGAGCAACTAGTCTGCGTAACAGCAAATGTACATCGCACATATTTTGACCACCCATAGCCCAACCTTCAAATGGTTGACTATACTGTTTCGGATCGCAATACTTTTTCATACGATCATACCAGTCGTCTGCTTCGGTGTGATTTTCTCCTTGCAATACGTTTAAGAACTTACATCGTCCGGTCCGATTCTTCATGAAATAATCGTTGTTAATGTATGTACCTTGCACTGCTTCTATGTAAGTGCTGATTCCTGTAGCTTTTTGCCCAACTGGACTCCGTGCAACCCAAGCCGGAATATCAAGAATCATGCCTCGATCCATGTAAGCATCCATCCAAGACAAAACTTGTTCACGCTTTTTTTGTGCTTTAGGACAAGCAGGATTTTTCCAATCTCCTTCCCAAACACCTTTACCAATTTGAAATCCGCCGCTATCGCCGAGAATGAACGTATTGGGATCTCGATTACGAACCATGTCATCTCTGCCCGGCGGCTTGTTAATGTCTATATCTGCGTGTCCTGCTGAATACAAACTCCATTTGTAGGTAAAATATCCTTTTTGGTCGTTTAACCAGTTCATACCTTCTATACCGTTTTCAAATTTCGATGGTATTCTGGCAGGATCGATATAGTTTGGATCAAGTCTTTGTTTACTAACATCCCTACTGTAAAAACTGCTCAATGCTGGCAAGAATACAGCATAGTCGTTTTGTTTAGCAGTTAAGTCATCTTGTTCGATTTTTTCTGTCATTGCGTTCTTTAACAAGATCAGGTAATCATTTTTGTTGTGCAGGCAACAAATAATTGTAGTCTGCAATTCCGCTGTCTACAGTAATCATTGCAACACCTTCGTCGCTGATTTTAAATGTTTTATCGCCTGGCAAAGACAGGATACTAATAACAACAGCAATAGGCCATGCCCACGATTTCGAAAGTTTACCACTTACACCAGACTGGAAAGTAAAGTTGCCTGCGTGACTACTGTGATCACCAAAATAGAATTTTAGATCTCCATTTTCAATTTTAGCTATAGATGCCACTGTGGGAACAATATCAACTGTCCAATTAACTGAGCGCATGGTAATGGTCTTCTTCTGTTCGTCCGTGAACATTTCGCTGCTCATAAAACGATAATCGTTTTTAAAGTCCCCGTCTTTGTTTTCAAAATGAACCCCGACTGGTACTTGTTCGCCGTTGCGATTTTGTGTGTTTACAGTAATTTTAGCATCTTCCTTATATTCAGGAATGTTTAAAATGGTTTGCAATTTTCCTAAATTTGGCATACCAAAAGTTCCGATAAAATCGGCAATTGGTCCTTTAAATTTAGCTTGTAAAATAACACTTCGGTCCTCTGCTGAAGCCTGCAATGATGTGTCTTCTTCTGCTCCTACAATTTTAACTAAGTTAATATTGCCTAAGCCGTGCGTGTGTTGTACGATGTCTAATAGATGATCTTTCATATGTTCTCCGATGAATGAATTAATTATATATGTTTTATTTAGAAAAATCAACTACCTGCCAGAACTATTTCGCCCATAGCTTGTTGAATTTTATTTGTTTCTAAATTTCCTGGTTTTTTAACCACAGCCCAGTACGTATGACCTGGTATGTTTTTAGTTTCTACAATTTCATAACCGATATCAACACATGTTTTCTTCATATCGGTTTCTGTTGCCCAACCACGTAATCCGCGTTCGACTGATATAACCGCACTAGCTTCTTCGCAGTTGTTATAAGTGAACATTAAAGTTCCGCCAGGTCTTAGAACATTGTAGATGTTTTTTAAATAATCGCCGACAAAATCCCAAGTGTAGAAATCCATTAAGTCTATGGCCAGTACAAAACCAAATTGATTTTGTGGTAAACAACTTAAATCATTGTCACCGAATCCATGAGCATCGATTTGATAAGTTCTAATTCTTTTTCTATATTCAAAAGTAAACTGAGTTGGTGCTTTTTCTAAAAATTCTTGATTGATGTCTACTAGATATAAAGGATCACCAGCCACCATGTACTGAGTGAATTGTCCATTTCCTGGGCCTAGTTCTAATGCAGGATATTGAGGCGATGTAAATTTTCTTATAATACTAAAGATATCATATTTTATTTCGGGTGGAAATAATCTTATTCTAGTTCGAATTTCTGCCTCAGCATTCATTTTTTCGACCACAGGAATACCATCAAGAATAGATCCCCTTCGGCAATAGTGCGAAGTACGTTGAAGAATTTCCTTGTCGATCGATTCTAATAGATTTTTTATGTTATCTTTTACATTGGTTAAATTGTTTTCTAATGTCGAATACGTTTGTCGCAGTGCCGCAGATTCTTCTGTGTAGTTTTGCTCAATGTCTAATAACCCTATATCAATGGATTTAGACAATGCAGAAAGAGCTTCTGCGGAATTTTCCAAATTGATTAGTTGGATACTTTTTTTAATTGACACTAACTGACTAAGTTGCATATTATTCAAAACTAAAAAGGTCATTAAATGTGCTATTGATGTTCGTGTTTTCAGCGATTCTCCAATTTAAAACACCTAATAAATTTTCTACTTTTTGATCTACAATGCTTTCTTCCATAGAATTATCATCAAATGGTAGTTCTTTAAACCAATGGGGAATATGAGTTTCATCGGTGGGATATGCTACGCTAGTATATCCCAGCGGATTATTTCTTAATTTACAGACAATAACTTTCATGCCATCTACAATTTGCATACTATAATTGTCACTGTGCATTCGTCGTAAATTATTCCAGTTCATTGCTGCACGAACATGGCCGGGCATGTTGGCTTTACCTTGTCTGGCTTCTTCGGCAGTGTACTTGGTTAAGTTGTTCACACGTTTGGGTGTACCTTTTTCCCAAGCCGGTCGCTCTTGAAATTTTATTTTAAAATTTTTAACTTTCTCTATAACAGAATCTCTATCTGTGCCTGTTAATACATCTAATAGAATTTCACTTAAAAAGTCTTGCACAACCTTGGGAGTATCGCTTCTTTTTAAGTCTAAACCCATGGCTTTTACTTTGCCTTCTGCACCCTTGACATCTAAACGTTTACCTTCTTTATCATAGATAAGAACAGCATATCGTTTTTTCTTGATGAACAACCCAGACATAGCTACTAGTTCTCGACCACCTTTAATAATAGACCCATTCTGTCGAGGACAATGAAAAGCCTTTTCCATGAAACCAGGAAAACTTTGATTTACTTGTTCTCCAATGCTGTCATACAGTTGAACAGCAATATCTTTATTCCATTCCATGCGGCCGGCTTCAACATCTGCTCGTACAGCAGGCCAAGCACTGAAATACACAGAGTCAGTATCACCATAGATAATTGAATCACCAGTATGATCATATTTTCCAAAAATACATTCATTGACAAAACTATCCATATGCTTGGCAATAGCTCTTCCAGTTAACGTAGTGCTTTGACCGATTCTGTTATCAAAAAATCTACAACCTGGATTAAGAATAGCACCGTACAAACTGTTCAGGTTAATCTTCTTAACTAACTGTCGTTTATCCCAGTATTCTTGATCTTCAGATGTAGTAGATTCCTTAAGCTTGGCCTGCATTTGCTTTCGCTCAGCATACCATCTCTCTAATAGACCAGGAATAATACCTTTACGATCATGAGTAAATATAGTACCATTGGCACTTAGGATCCAGGATTTATTACTGTCAAAAATAATATTCCAAACATCTGCTGCACTATGTACGCTACTGGTTCCATCAGCTTCCCAATCGATGATAATTTCTACGCCAGGATCTCCACGCATTACTGCATCATATTCTAAACTACCAAATAAACCTTCCCATGAAGCTGCAAAACTGTCTCCGCTGGATATCTTGTCCGTAATATATCGATCAGTCATCACCGGACGTAATTGTCCTACGATTGTTTCTGGTCCCATATTAAGGGCTCGAATAGCCGAGGGATAGAGTGAGTTGATGTCAATGGCTCCGATATATTTGTGCATCCCGACTTTGGGATAAGCAACATAGGCACCTGCCGCCTGTGTGTCTCCATCTTCTTCTCGATTTTTCCTGTTAGGAACGACCAATCCTTGACTGTGTGCTTCATTGATAATTGCCTGTTCTGTGGTTGCGACTGCGCCCATTGTTGTCTGCAATAACACCGTGTTATCGTGAGCAATGGTATTCGCCAAATCCAAGAAACGTAACTTCTTGTCTAGTTTAGCAAGCAAGCGAGTGTCTTGCCTGTTGTACTCTAAAAACTTTTCAAAGTCTTTATTATATAATTGGTCCAATGTACCTTCGTAGGCAGTTTTTCTTTCATCTAGTTCATATTCGCCGATGGCGTCTAGGCTATAACTGTGCCGTTCTTCGTAGGTATACTTTCGATACAATTGCATGTAGTCCAAATGAACTCTGCCAATTAAATCAAAAGTAATGTTAGTGGCGCCGAACCGATCAAATTCTCGCTGTTTAGGAAATTGCCCCCATAGGCAAAGTCTTCGAGTATCGTCTTTGCTTAATACTCGAGTAATACGGCCAACAGTATAGGGAATATCATATCCTTCGCTGTTCCACCCACTTAAGATGTCTGCGTCATCGATGAGATTAAGAAATGTATCTAACATATCTTCTTCTCTGTCGAAAATGTAACAGTCACTGAACTTAGCGCAAAGTTCTTCCGCAGTTTCCCAGCTCATTGACTTTGGAGGGATAGCCAATGTTACTAATTTGTCTAGCCAATCTAAATAGATACTGATAGCAGTGATTTTATTAAATGGATCTGAGACTGGACTAAATCCTCGCTGAGGATCAAAGTCAACTTCAATGTCGAAGAACGCCGTTTGCAACCTAGGCGGTTCAGCACCGAGATAGTTTTCTTCAAGGCATCTAAATACAGGTTTAAAATCGCTTTCCCATAGTCTTTTGCCATTTTGCATCCGTAATTCTTTTTGAAATTCTTTACCGTTACGGGTAGCAAATCTGGTTACAGGAGTTCCGTATATAGTTTTATGTTTTCCTCTAGGATCATCATAGTAAAATACATAGTTAACTGGATATTCTTTGTATTCTCGAATACCGTTAACACGCTCTACAACATGGATACGATCTTTTTGCTTATCAAATAATGCGTCAACGTAACTCAATTTGTAATCATCCTTATTAGTCCAACAGTATCGATGGTAGTCAGCAAGAGATAGTTAGCCAACATACCAAACGATTTCCTAGTATAAGCAGCCCAAGCATACATAGAGCAGCCAAGAATCCAAATAGGATATAACGCAAGTAAAGGGGGATTTGGGACGGTGACTGCCATAGTAATACTACACCCAATACTAATAGCCCAAGCCCCCAGCTCAATAATAAAACGGAAGCGATTACTACTCCAGTCATCGCGAATCCATGCAAAGGTATTATACAACAAATCGTTCAAAGAGTCTTGCCCACTGTTTCCAAAATAGTATTGAGTTCGTCGTGATCTCGATTAGTTTCGCCTAGTTTGGCTTTGTGTGCAATTTTAACGGCTTTTTTTAATGTAGCAGGTTTAATCTCTAGTTCTTCTGCAATGGCTTTAATAGTTTCGTTGAGTCCAGTATTCAAGTCTTCAATTTCTTGAAGAACAGTCATGCCCTCGTTAATAAGTTGGGTCAACTTGATTTTTGCTTCGCCATTAAAACTTCGATTGTAATCGCTCATATATGCTCCTAAAAATGTATTATATATTAAATTTACTCGTAGAACAAGTATTCTTTTGTGTGATTGTTGATCCAGTTTGCCGGAGGATAATTAGATTCATCAAACCGAGCGCCCACGTGAAACCAATTTACATTTACTCTAGTCATTTGTAGTAGATGTGTATCGTAGGCTTGATTCATTTTCGATTGGTCAACATCGGCGGAAATATCTGTTTGTTTAATATACTGTTTCCAGAATAGAGGTAACTCATCTAGGGTATATCGATAATCGGCGCCTTTTTCGTGATCAACTGTATAAAGTTGTTCAGCCATTGGGTTAATATTGACAGTATCTTGCTGTCTGTCGCTGTAGCCATAACGAACAGTCATACCATCGAAAAATCCTTGTGGAATTTCTAATGGAGGGCAGGTATCTGCACCCACTTGTACATGAGCATATCCGTCAAAGTGTCTAAACTGTTCTTTAGTGGGAATATATAGCTTATTGGATAAAATACCAATGTTGTTCCAATGTTCAGTTCTGAAAAGCAGTGCGTCAGAATTTTTTGCAGTATCTAGATACCATTCGAAATATTGCTTCTTCATAACCCGAATAGCATCGTTGTTAACCATTTCGTAACTGACATAGTTACCACAACTGCTGGGGATGCCTTTGAAATAATGTGCAGCCCTAATGCTTTCTGGATAATGACTGGTCATCAATGTAGCATAAGGATAGGGATCTTGTTTAATAAGTTCTAACCCACGTTTGAATACTTCGATGTTGCTGTCTAAGAAAATATGATCTTCATTGCCTGCAGGAAAAATTAAATCATCATCAATTTGATCGATTTCTTCTTTAATTTCCTGCCATTGACTGATATTGTTTGCTCTATACCAATGGATACTTAATTTATCAGCAGGAAAAATTCCTTTAAGCCATGCTTCCATTTCTGCTTGTCGACCACTGTGACTGTCCGCTAGTTCGAGATTAAAAATAAACTTGCTGGTCAGCGGCTCCAAAGGTGCAAAGCTGGCAAAACTATATTTTGCGATGTCAAACCTGTTGTCGTCTCTGAGATTATATCTAATTATACTTTGGGGGTTAAGTCGTTGATCTGTAATTTTACAATTGAACCAAATTATCATAATAGTTGAAGTTTAAAAAGTTGCTACACTCTAGATTATACAGCAGCGAATTGTATAAGTCAAGGCAGTAGCCGCCCACCCGGTCCTAAGGCACAGGTCTATTTTGTTCCAATTACCAAATACGCATCGTATTCAGTTTCGGGATCTTCGAAAGTTCTCTGACCAGAAAACAAAATTTTGGTTAATGGATAAGTAGAAGAAAATTCTTCTATGCTATTGAATTTATGCACAGCACCTGGGTCGTTGTTTCTTCCTGATAAAAGCACCATGGTATTAGAGGGAATACGTTCAAACCAATCATTGCCGGAAATGTTAGTGCAACTAAAATTAACCACTAACCCATCGGGGCCCAGGCGTCTATAATCTAAACGGTTAGCGTCTTTATGCATGGATTTTATTCTGGTGTCTTTTTGTAATTTTGCAAGTTGACCATTGACCTTTAACATGTTTTTATTTTTTTCAACGTTAATGATTTCGTCGAATTCGAATCTTGGATCCATACTAAGCAACAAACCAGCATTTCCGTACCAACTACCTAATATGTAAATAGTATCAAACTTATTTTTAATGTTGCTCAGTTCAGTAAAAGCCCAAAATTTGTTTTCTGTCAGATTGCCGCCTAGACTGCCTTTTAAAGAAAGAGAATTTACTTCGTTGATTCTCATTACAGTGTCCTTATTTTTAATAAACCTGTAAATTTAAAAATTTGTATCCAAATCCAACCCATGTCAACTTCAAACCAACGACGACTCAATCTAGGATTTCCAGGTTCTAAATGATGATTATTGTGAAGCTCTTCGCCACCGATAATAATTCCTATTGGACTAATGTTAGTGCTGCGATCTTTAGAATTACCGTTGCGGTAACCCCACCAGTGTCCGAGCCCATTAACAACACCTGCTGCCCAGAAAGGTATCCAAATCATTTGTATTGCCCAGATTAACAATCCCCACCAGGAAAAGCATAGTAAATTTATAGCCAATA